GTCAAGTGTTAGTACAAGTTGTTCCCGTCTGCTCCAGCCATCAGAAACATATCTTCCGCAGTTCGCATTATATTAATGTCGAGTTTACGGTAGTATTTTCCGAAGTCTTTGGCAGCTTTCCGGTTGTTTTCAACACCCCATTTAAGGAGTGCAGGAACAATCTGCGGACTACGCTCGGCTATCATTTTGATATCATCCCATGTACCAGCTCTATTCGAAAATAGGAAGGACATTTCTAAATTTATTTCCTCTTCCACACGTATGTGGTCGCGTAAATAAAGATAGAATGCAGGGTTTAACCAAAGTGAAGTCAACTCTATGAATCTAAGAGTTTTAGTTTTAACACCAGTGATACGATGAGCCGTTCGTAAGAACTTTTCATTGTTTTCACCGTTGGTCTTAAGTGTATCACGTAATTCAGTTATAAGGGTTTGTAACAAACCATTATAAAAGGAATAACGGATCACCATTGGATCTGTTAACAACCCATAAGAACACCAACTCAACACTTTCGTGTCTAGTTGGCTTTGGGGATGAAAACATCCAGTGAGACCAAACATGGTATTAAACGCTAATGCCATATGTTGGGAATAAGTTCCCGGCATATTTGGCAAAAGATTCAAAACAGAGCCTGGATTATCTAAATATCCTTTGGTAAAGGCTTCATACATTAAACTACCTAACGCCGCGTGATTTCTCGTACAGTTCAGGACATTACCTGGACCTAACGGAGAAATCTCGCCATACGGTGTTAACCAACGTTTAGCAAATTCAACTACATCATATGATATAATTGACTTACTAGTATTGATTTGTACACCTAATGATGACATTAGTTGTACGTATACATGAGCAACTCTATCGTTATTGATAACAATGTCGTCACCCAGTATACAGTACTGTTTAAAGGTATTAACCTTGAACCCACACTGAACTGCCGCCATTTGAACTATAACATGATGTGTCACAGCCAACATAGCCCAGCTAGAGTAGGCTCCCATAGGTTGACCCACCGCATAACGAATATATTGTTCATCACGAACTTTATATAAGGATCCGGTTTTAAGGAAATTACTGATAAACTTATCACTAAGCTTATGTAATTCACCTGGAATCGCCCAAGGAAAATTCAGCAATCGGCTCCAGAGATCTCCTCTTACGCCTAAAGCATTAAGTATATCTACCTGTAAGGTTAAAGGTAATCTATCAGTTGCAGATGATAAATCAAAACATGAAAATTTGTATCTAGGATCTCTTTCTTTGTATAAACGAAGAAGGGGAGCCCCTTGATCAAATGTCCCATCTATATGTGATACTTTACGTAACGCATTAAAGATGGAATCATGTAATGGTTTTAAAGCAAGTTGGATCCACCAGTTAGTTATTGCAACTATTCTGGCTTTACCAGCTTGGTCATAAACAACAGAAAGTTTACCCATTCTCAAAGGAGTTATCAAACCCAAAGTTCTTGCTAGGATGTAAACTGGTCCATACAATATAATAATTGTTAAGAACAGTGCTAAATACTGAAAACTTCTCGTTAAAAGAGCAATTTGGACGAAAGTCACAAATTGTCTTGGATACTCAATAAATGCTAATGCATCTATTGTAGCACCCCACGTAGAAAACTTCGTATTAGGTCCTGCAGCTTCGGAAATGAAACCTTTAAATGAGCTGAACTTTATAGCCCGTAAATCTAACATCTTTAAAGCTTTACTAATCCTTAAGTAAGGAAAAGTGGATGCCAAACCATTGAAGGGACTAATAATAGTTCCTAAATCTGGTTTAACAGGCACTTTAAAGACACGGTATACGGAAAGAATACAAAGTGTAACTCTAACTATACCAATATTCTTATCAGGGCATAAAAGTGCCTTTCTAAGTGATAATGGAATTATAGTTGGAAGGCCGTTAGGATCTCTTTTAACCCGAGGAATTGAATTATTCCAAGTTGTCTCTGGAGACCCAGAAAGAGCACGAATAGTAAGACGAACTACTTCTTTTAAATATAGGAAGCAGAACGTCCACCCACTTGTTTCGACAAGTTTGACTATTCGAGAATTTAGCAGGCTAAGGGCGCTTCTTGAACCTTTCGTCGACGTGATTATCGCTGGTAACTTATAAAAACTTTTTAACTCATTAAGAGTTATAAATTCTTTTTTAGCTACCTTCGATTGCCGCAATAGGTTAAGTATATTAAATATTTTAGTAGCTTAATCTTTTATGGTAATCGCGACAATTACATTCTCTCGATTGGTCGTGAAGCGAGCTGCTAACACACTTCTTACGTTCCAAGTTGCGACGCTTGAAATCGATACGCTTAGTAATTGCGCTGTAGTCTTACTACAATAGCATAACTATCTCATACGGATAAAGTATGGATTGGCTTGACCGTGAAATTAATCACTGGAGGCTAAGGTGAGTCTATATGCAGGAGTCTGATCCAACTAATATTTTTAGAGGGACCAGAAGCTCGTCATGCCGTGAGGC